AATGTATGACACAACTTTAAATTACGACTGCCACTTCTTTATATCAGGAGCGGATGGAACCCCAAGCGCAAGAGAGCTTTCGGGGATAGAAAGTCTTGATATAGGTTATTCCAATAGCAGTAACATTTCAGCTCCTTTAGGGACCACCCGTGGATTAACATTAGTCGGAGGAGCTACGAGTCAAACTGTTTCTTTTTCTAGAAATTTAATTTATCAAGATCCTATTTACGATTTTAGGCTCGATTCTGAAGTTATGGCAGGGAGTTTTAATTATAATAATAATACTTCTTATGGATTTAATAGTGGATATTTGTCATCTTATTCCGTGAATTGTGCCGTAGGCACTATACCTAAAGTTAATGCATCCTTTATTGTTTATGATGAAATGAGAAGCGGAGTCAATGCTACTGGAACAGCTAATACTAACATCTATATACCGAGTCAAGGATCTATAACTGCTACTTGTGATAATAGTTCTAGTAATCGTGTGATTGGTTTTGATTACTCATTAACTATTAATAAAAAGCCATACTATACAATTGGATCTGAAACACCAACAGAGGTAAAACATATAAGCCCCATTCAGTTTTCGGCTTCTGTGCAAATGGAAGTGGATGATACATTCTTACAAAGTGGTTTTGATTTTTTAAATGACAGAGAAAATAAAACTGTTGTTTTTTCAGTAAAAGGAAAAGACGGATCTACAATTCAATCTTTGGGAATTCCAAATGCTTCTCTTGTTTCAGAACAATTGACATCTAGTTCTGATGGAGCAGTTCGTTTAACACTTAACTATATAGGACACGAATAATGAGCGAAAGTTTATTTTATAATAGAGACCAGAATATTTCTGGCATAACAATACCTTCGAGTTTTCCAGCTCTAGGTCTTACTCCTATTTATGGATCTACTGTAGAATTTTCCGCAAGAGATCATAATTATAAAACTGATGATTTTTATTATAATTTAATACCGATGTCAGTTAATAGTTTGACTGCTAAATTTGGTTTAAAGTATGAGGTAAATGAGACTAATGCACAGAAATTAGCTGTGTTTTTCGAAGCTCAAAATGGAAATAATAGTTTTAAATTTGCGCCAGATTCATCTAACATATACAAAGAGATGTCAGGCGTTTGTGATAGCTACGGAATTACCTTCGTCAACAATCAACATTATCAAGTAGTATCTAGTATAAGTGTAGACCATGCGCCAACTTTATTTAATTGGTCGGGAATGGGTTCTTTCTGTAATTTAGATTTTCAGGCTTACGATTATTCTAGTTCGTATGAAAAGTATGATGTCGTTTATACAGGTATAAATCAAAACAAATTAGACAACTTCTATTACTGCACTGGGGAGCATACTTCGGCTCAAGTAAATAGTCCTACAGGAACAGGCTCAATGTGGAGTCAAAAATTCTTTTTTGAGCCAGACATAGGAAGTCAACCTACTGTAGAAATAAAAAGTGATGTTTTAGAATATAAAAACTCTTTTATTCAACGATTTAAAACGAATGACAACATTTCTACTTTTGATATTAGTTATAATTTTACTAATATTTCTGATGCCCAAACCAAAAGCATGATTCACTTTTTAGAAAATAAAGGTGGTTATAGAAGATTCGAACATCAAATACCTTCAGTTTATAATAGACCTAAAGTTTACTATTGTAATAGTTGGTCACATACTTGGAACTATGCGAATTCCAACACTTTAAAGGTTGATTTCAAAGAAGACCCATTGGGTGTAATTCCAACAGGAACATAAAATGGCTAGAAACATAATAAAAAGTTATAATTCTATAGTAGCTACAAACAATTCTACTTCAGCTTTCAGAACTGTGAATCAATCCATGTTATTGCATAAAATAACACAGGGTTTAGAATATTCTATAGGATATGAAAGACAACAGTCAAAGCAAATTGGATCTCAAAATTTATCTACTAATGATATTTTTCGACAGCCAGATGTTTCATTAAATATTACATATATTCCTGAACCTAATTTTTCTAATGAAATTCAAGGAAGATTTATTGACTCAAGACCTGCCTCATATAATTGGAATAAATTTGTAAACTTTTTTAATACTAATGACGTAAGTGATTCTAATAATTTTTATGTATTAATTACAAAAAATGCAGAAGATAGTTTTTTAAACAAACTTCAATTTTTTAGCTTGCAAGATTTTGATGGAAATGAAGCTATCGCTTTTGGTAATTGTTTCCCTACATCTTATAGTTTAAACTATTCTGTAGGATCTTTACCATCAGTTAGCACTCAATATATATGTTCTAATGCAGTCTTTGATAAATTAACTGGAACATCTATGCAGTCTCCAGCCATAAATTTAACTGGAGGTAATAATGATAATGTAGGAAATTCAACTTTTAGTTTTGCTTTCGATTTAAGTAGTACGGCCTTAGAAAAGGCTCCTCCTATAGTTAATCCAGATAATACTAATAGTGATGTTACTTTACAAAATTTACAAGTTGGAGGTCAAATAATTTCTGGGAAACATTTAGTTCAGTCTGTTGATATGAATGTATCATTACCGAGGGTTTCTTCTCACGGACTAGGCAATGATTACGCTTATAACAGAAAAAGACAGTTCCCAGCAAATGGAACATTTTCTGTCTCGTCTCTAGTTTCAGGTTTAGAAAGCGGGGCTATGACAGGAGTTTTAGCTTCTGATCAAAGTTATCAGTTTGATCTAAAACTAGATGCTAGCGGAAAAAATATGATTTATAGAATTGAAGACGCAAAGTTGACATCCTATGATTATTCTATGAATGTAAATGGGACAATGAGTTATGACGCTTCATTTAGTTTTGAAGTAACACAATCAAAAGGTTTGAAAGTAAGTGGAACTTATTACTAATCGTAATCGATTTTAATATTTTTGCTGTCGTAGCCTTTTTCTTTAATCCTGTTCGGATGCTCTGCGCCTTTACGTTCTTTTTTGTAATTGTCGTAAAACTTTTCCTTTACTGGATCTAAGCCCCCAGATTTTTCTGCTCTCTTCGCACTCAATTCAGCAGACAGGTCCATCATATCGCCTATAGTGCCTTTTTTGTTGTGAGTAGCGTCAATGTATTGTTGATTATTAAAAGGGTCTATAGAGCTATCTATGGAGGCGTGGGGGACGGTCCAAACCCTCCCCCACTCTACACCAAATTCGTCTATATATATGTGTTCATCATTCATCCTTTGAAACACCTCGCGGTGTTCATCTGTATCAGGATGTTTATAAACATATAAAGACATTATTTTATATCTATTTTTTTTGCCTTCGCAATTGCTTTTTTAGGCAGAGTTATTTTTAAGAGACCATTCTTTAATGAAGCAGAGATATGATCCTCTGCTACTAAATCATACAAGAATAACTGGTATGATTTTTGTCTTTCTTCAGTTTTAGCATCTACCGTTAGGATATTATCTGTTACTTTAATATCTATGTCTTTCTTACAGAATCCAGCTAATTCGAATTCTGCCGCATATACATCTCCCGAGTCTTTGACTGGGTGAGTTTTAGTAGTTTTGTTAATATCATTGAGGATGTTGTTGATTAATGTATTCATACTTTTCTATAACATTTATCATGCCATTTTATTTTTCGTTGAAAACAAGGGATAAAATAGCTTCTGTAGTTTTTTTGTATGTCATATTGTCTCCCATTTTGACACCCTCTGTGTTAATTTGTCCTACTTTAGATTCAGCTTTTTCCATAGCGGAGAGAGCTTCATCTTCAGACCATGTATAAAAAACGCCATTGTTGAAATCATTTTGCTTAGTAAAAAACACTCCGTCTTCACAGGGTGTTGTGCCAGATGATTCAATCAAAATTGAGTTATCTTCAGTCGCCCAATCTTTATGAGATGTTTCATTTAAAACTATACTCCACTTACCTAAACAAGTAGCATTGAAAGCTGGGATGTTCCAGCCCTCCCCTCCAGATAGACCTGTAAGATCAATATCTATAGCATTTAAAAATTCATTCACTTCAGAATTTTTAGCTAATCTGGGGATGATGTTGAGATTATTATAGTTTACACCTTGTGTAACGTCATTCCATACCCCTTGCATTTGATCTTGATTTAAAAAAGGATTGCTTACACAACATGAAAGTTGATATTTAGAATCATTTCCATACTTTTTCAACCAAGTTTGTATAATCTTTTTAGTATGTTTCCTGTTCTCATACTTACCCATAAGGCCGAAATGAATAACATCTTTCAGATACTCTTTTCCAGTGATATGGAAATCTTCATCAAAACCAAGAGGTATAAACTTAGTGTTTTCTAGACCTTTTTCTTTGAAAGAATTTTCCGCATATCTAGAAGAAAAAATAACATTGTCTTGTAGCGAAGCTATTTTTATCTCTAAGTCTGTTGGCTCACTACATTCATAAAATGAAAACAAATGTTGATCTTTTGTCTTTCTATTTTCAGAACCATTTAAATGCCATAGTTTAAATGTAGGAGTATTCTTATCAAGCAATTTCCACCTATTATTAATGGCATCTTGAATATATCTATCAAGATCATCACTTACATCAAAAGCAGATAAATCTGGGTCACCTGTAGGAAAGATGCCCAGATTTACGTCTAGCTTATGAAGCTCTCTGATAATGTTAAAACTAACATTACCAAAGCTTAAACTATTTAAGGGAGCTTCTAATATTAAGTTCATTTAAAATGGAACATCGTC